CAGTGATGTTAGCCTCGAGCTTCTCTACACAGTTCGTTGGAGAGCAGTTGTGGCTTAAAGTCATCGGGCCTCCTAGTTGTGGAAAGACAACCCTAATGGAAGGGTTAGCCACTGCTAGGAAGTGGTATTTGAGTAAAGATACCATACGAGGCTTTCATAGTGGTTGGAAGCGTGAGGACAATGCAGACGTATCGTTAGCCGATATGGTCAAGGGAATGACATTAGGGACTAAGGATGGCGATACACTCCTCAAGGCTCCCAACCTCAAACAGATACTAGCCGAGGCTCGAGCTCTCTACGATCGTGTATCCAGAACCAACTACCGCAACGATACCAATCGTGAGTACCAAGGTCATCGCATGACTTGGCACCTAGCAGGCACTAACGCTCTTAGGGAGATCGACGACTCAGAGCTTGGTGTAAGGTTTCTGGACGTAGTGGTAATGGATAAGATTGATGACGAGTTCGAGTACGAGGTCTGCTGGAGGGCTGTCAACCAAGAGATGATCAACATGCGTCATCTCTCTGACGGAAAACCCGAAACGCAGTATCCTGAGGATTTGGCTAATGCAATGGCCCTTTCTGGAGGATATCTCGACTTCCTCAGGACTAATGCTGTGGAGCTAGCTCGTAGTCTAGAGTTGTCTGATGAAAGCGTCGTTAATCGCTGTATTCAGCTAGGGATCTTCACAGCCTTTATGCGTGCTAGATCTGGTGCTAACTCCGAGGAAGCTACTCGTGAGTTTGGCCCTAGACTAACGACACAGTTAGGGCGATTGGCTACAGGATTAGCCTGTGTCTTCAACAAGCCTAGAGTTGATGATGAGGTCATGCACAAGACTTGGCAAGTCGCTATGCACACATCCAGAGGGCCTACGTTAGAGCTCGTGAAGGTTCTACACAAGATCCCTCAAGGGATAGAAGTGCGTGGTTTAGCAGCCCTAATGCGTGCTAATGATGACAAGCTGCGCGCGCAGTTAAGATTCTTGCGAGCTATTGGTGTAGTGGAAACTGATGTGAACTTTAAGCGTTGGCGTATAACTCCCAAGCTATCCAAGCTCTATGAGGCTGTCAATGCCCAGAGATCCTAACACTTATGGAGAGGTTCTTAAGGAAAGGCTGAGGAATTGGGCATTTCCTGTTTGCATGGATGCTCTTAGGGAAATAGAGCGCTTAGAACGTCTTTTAAGAGAGAAAGACAGAGAGATAGAAGAGTTAACCTCTAAGCGCAAGTATATTAGATTGTAATTATATCAAGTGTTTTCGGGCTTGCAAGTGACATTTGTGCGTGGTAAGTTGCACTTGTGGAGACACCCTGGGAGCAGACTATGAACGGATTGGTGTACGATCTGGAGATTGTCAAGGGTATCCCTTTAGGACATAAAGAAGAGGGTGTGGAGTACTGTGACGGATGGACAGACTATGCTAACATGGGCATCAGTGTTCTCTGTGCCTACGACTTCGTGAGCAAGTCTTTTAGGGTCTTCTGTCAGGACAACCTTCAGGAGTTCTTTGAGTTAGCAGCCCAAAGGGATCCATTGATTGGGTTCAACTCTGTAGGATTCGATAACAACGTCCTCTCATGCTTTGGTACTCTTCCAGAGGGTAAGGACTACTACGATATCCTTCAGGAGATCTATCGCACGGTTGGCAAAAGATTCAAGGGTAGTGGTCTTGATGCTATCTGTACTCTGAATGGGTTGGGTAGCAAGTCTGGAAATGGTGCTCTAGCTCCTGTGCAATGGCAGAGAGGGCAAATTGGTAGTGTCATTGATTACTGCTTGAGGGATGTAAGGCTTACGAGGGATCTCTTCGTCCTCAGTCAGAAGGCTATCATCAAGACTCCTAAGGGAAACCTCTCGTTGAGGAAGGTTGATGATGCTGATTAACCCTTTCACTGGTCAAGTCTTGAATGCTAATCCAGAGGGGCATAACCAGTATTGGAACCCTAATGGACCTTCTGCAGACTTCTCTCTGCCTCTGAAGCCCTCTATCTCTCCAGGAAGTCTATCGAGGGGGTTGGCTAAGAGAAGGTCTAGGGAGGCTATTCGCCTTCTTAAAGTTGCCTCTAGAGCTCCTGGCACAAGTCTTGATAAGTTCATGTCTAAAATGACTGGAGTTGACGCTGATAGCCGAGTGGCTGAGGAAGCTAAGGATCAGCTAGAGAGACTTAGGAGTAGTAGAAAGCCCTCAAAACACGCTCTGGTTGCTAAGAAGCTCAGGGACATCTACGAAAACGAGGAATTCCTCATGGTTGATGAGGCAGATGCCCTAAAGAGACTCTCCGGCGCAAATCAGAGAGCAGCAGATGCCTATGCCGTGGCTAAGAAGATTAGATCAAGGAGAAACGCCAGTAGTGGTCAATTCGTGAAGAAGAGTGGTGATTTGATTCCAGTTCAACCCTTCAATCAACCTTTCTGGACTCCTCGTGAGTACCCTGAACCTGACTAGTGGAGACCTATCATGACTGAAGGCTGGCAACAACGACTCATTGACGAAGCAGAGGACCTCGAGATCAGGATCAAGAAGCTCTCTGAGTTTGCTAACACCGAGGAGTTCAAGAGCCTTGACAGTACTCATCGTGATTTCGTGAGGATTCAGCAGTATCACATGGGGTGGTATCTCTGGGCTCTGAAGGCTCGAATCAAGAGACTTTCTGAGCCTGCTCCTCCGGTTATCATTCCGTTGAATAAATAATGTCTAGTGGTGGATGGGACAGAAATGCCATCTGTGATTCTCAAGAAACGTGATCTTGATTCCTTGAATGATATGGAATTGAGATTCGTCAAGGCTTTGATCGCTGACGATCTTTGGAGACCTGTTCAGGCAGCTAGGACTGTTGGATATAAGAGCCCTTCATTAGCTGCTACGAGGTTGATGAAGAAGCCCGTAGTAGCAGCAGCCTTAGGAAGAGAACAACGTCGCAGATTAGAACGTCTTCAGTTGAAAGCTGATGAAGTTCTGCACATGCTCGCTACTGGACTCTTCTTCAATCCACTTTCACTCTTTAAGCCTTCTGCTGATGGAAAGTGGGTCGTAGAGGACTTGGACAAAGTCCCTGCGGAAATAGGACGTTGTGTAGAGGAAGTCAAGTGTCGTACTGTGGACAGTATGGACGACGATGGGAACGTGACTTCCACAACGTACTTTGAACTGAAGATGATGTCCAAGACGAAGCTCTTAGAGCTTGCGATGAAACACTGCGGAGTTGACGGCACGCAGAAGATAGAGCATACGGGCAATCTGGGTCTACAGATCGGCCTCAGCAATGGGATCAATGGGCTGCTGATGGCCATTGAGAACACACGCTCTTCCCAAGTGGTCGATGGTACAGTGTTGGAGAAAGAGGTAACAGATGTTACTAATCAATCCGCTGACTAGGCAAGTTCTAAACCACATGCAAGGAAGGCATGATCAGTCAGGACATGGACAGGAGGCTTTGCCAGACAAGTTCTACAAGAAGAGAAGGGATTCTACTTCCAGTAGGTTGGCCAAGAGAATCTTTGAGGGACCATTTGACAGTTTTGAAGAGGCTGCTGCTCACTCGTACGTGTTGGATGACCTGGACACTAGGAAGTCTTCCCTGGATAAAGGCTTTCTGATGGGAGCTCATGGGAAAGCAATCCCTGTCACCAAAGGCTCTTATCTTCAGGAGGATATCACAGGAGGAAATGAGGGAGACATTCACGACTACAACAAGAGTGGAGATCGTATCCCTATAAGGCATAGGATTGTCCCGGTAAGGAGTGTGGCAAAGCTCCGACCCAAAAGAGTGAACATGATGGCAGACGTGATAGCAGAACTTAGGCAGAGAAGGGGATTAGACTGATGTCCAACGAGATACAGGTAACGATTCAGCTTAGTTGTGCTAAGGGTGAGTTCTATCAGCCTGCCCTTGGAACGCCTCAATCAGTAGACCAGAACGGTCTAGGTGGAGGCAATCCAGGGTTCATTAACGTAGGGGCCTCTGAGGAGGACGTTAGCTTGGGAGACCTTACGACTCCAGGCTATTGCTACATCAAGAACCTTGGCCCTTTGACTGGCACGGCTCAGCCTGTGATCACCTTTGGTCCTAAGAGTGGCGGAGCTATGGTCGGCTTCTGTAGTCTAAAGACTGGCGAGGAAGCGTGCTTTAGGCTCACGGACACAACTCCCACGCTGCGCATTGTCAGCGATATCGCGAATACAGGCGTGCAGATAGTCATCCTGGAGGATTAGCATGGCTACGATTCATCTAGCAGGTCCAATAGTAACTGTAGACAGCAGAGTCGTTCAGCGTTGTGCTGTCTGTGGACAGAAGCTAGTGGACTTGGACGCTTTCGAGCCAGGAAAGCCTGTAGTGGAAGAGGGCTGTCAGTTGAAGACAGTGCAGAACGTAGATATGTACCATAGCTCCGACCTGTGCGTGACCTTGGTGGAGAAATGACCATGCTCATCAATCCGTTTACAGGTCAGGTACTCAACGTCAATCCACAGGGATACAATCAGTACACTGGAAAGGGTCCGGAGTCTAACAGGAAGAGACTTCAGCAGATCGCTGGAGATGATGTCCGTATTGAGTACAAGATCCCAGAGGCCTACGAGAAGAGCGTGAGGCTGTCTGGAGACTACTTTCCTCCAGAGGTAGACTGGGACACTGAAGAGGTAACGAAGCCAGCGACTATCTTTGTTTCTCCAGGCAGATACGAAGGTGCTATAGCTGCCCATGAGATAGGGCATCATAAGCTAGGTCACACGCAGGATGTGGAATACGAAGATGATGCAGAGAGCCGTGAAAGAGATGCCTGGCGATATGCTCTTAAGAACAGAAAGAGTATGGCAGTCTCTAAGAGGAAACTGTTCCGCCTTATGAGGACTGCTGAGGTTCTGGCTAAGAAGTCTAGAGGAACTTTCGGACCAGCTAAGTGATCAACTCCGAAGCTGACCTACTCTCTGATCCCTTTAACTTTCTTGCTCTGTGTTGGCCAGACATCAAGCTGACCAAGCCGCAAGCCAAGATCGTACATAGCATTGTCCACAATCACACTACTGTCGTGCCTGCTGGCAACGATCAAGGCAAGGACTTTATTGCAGCCTTTATCTGCGTCTGGTTCTTCTGCTCTCGTAGCCCTTGCAAGATTGTGACCCATTCGGTAGATCAGCCTCAGCTTAAAGGCGTTCTCTGGGGCGAAATGAAGAGGTTTATTCAGACCTCGAGATATCCTCTGCCGCTGAACGTGCGTGAGGATATGTTCATGCAGTTCGTGCGTCCTGATGGTACAGCCGATCCCTTGAGCTACCTCATTGGCCGTGTCACACGTAAGGGTGAGGGATTGCTGGGTCATCATATCGCTAACACAGAGAGCGATAGACTGCCCGATGGCTCTATGCTTCCTCGTACGCTGTTCGTAGCTGATGAAGCCAGCGGTATTGACGACGAGGCATGGGAGAAGGTGGACACCTGGAGTCATCGTAAGCTCGCTATCGGCAATCCCTATCCCACTACGAACTTCTTCTATAAGGCCACGAAGGCCGGAGATATCCCGCACCCCAGGCTCAAGGGACGTTTCCTTCAGAAGGTTATCCACATCGATTGCGATGATAGTCCGCACGTAGAGCGGGCTAAGTCGATGATGGACATTGGTCTAGACCCTGATGACAAGGTCTTGATCCCAGGCATCCTCAGTTGGCAGGAATACGAGCGACGTCTCAAGGTCTGGGATGAGATGCGGCAGTGCATCGGCCTACATGGGAAGTTCTATGAAGGTCGTGAAGTCAAGCTATTTCCTCCCAACTGGCTAGACCGTGCTGAGGAAGTCGCTGAGAGGTTGCCGAAGGATCGCATAGGCAAAGCGATGGGAGTGGACGCTGCTGAAGGTGGCGATAACTCCGTGTGGTGCATAGTGGACGAGTTGGGCTTGATCTACATGGAGGCCCATAAGACAAATGACACAAATGATATTCCTGGACTTTCCATTGCCATCGGGAAGCGTTTCGGTGTTGCTCCTGAGCGTTGGGTATTCGATCGTGGGGGTGGCGGCAAGCAACATGCCGATCGGTTACGAGCAATGGGGTATGAGTGTGCTTCCATCGGTTTTGGTGAGGGTGTGGTAGATCCACAAGCCTGGAAGCGTACTGCGGACTATATCCCGAAGAAAGAAGTGCGGGAGGCTACAGAAGAGAGGTACATCTACAAGAACCGTAGAGCCGAGATGTACGGCACGCTTAGGCTTGCATTAGATCCGACTGTGTTGCAAAATGGCTTCGGGCTACCAAAAGAGTTGATTCGGGTGAAACGGTTGGACGGTGGACCTTCCCTCAGAGATCAGTTAGAGATACTACCGCTGCTCTACGATCCTGAGGGAAGGCTCTACTTGCCGCCTAAGCAGAAGAAGAATGCGGACGACAAAACAGTCACGATCAAAGATATGCTGGGCGACTATAGCCCAGACGAGGCAGACGCGCTTGTGCTCGCCTGCTATGGAATGACCTTTAAGAGTCCTCCAGTCATCAGGAGTATGATATGAGCAAAGAGCCAATCGTGAATCCGTTTACTGGAGAAGTGGTGGCGAACTTCAGTCTTAGGGGAATCGGAGAGGTATTTGACCTGGGAAGGAAGGCCCAGAAGCTCGGTCAGATGGCAGGAACTAAGTCAGGTGCGGTTGAGTCCAGGTGGGCTAAACTTCGCGGTAAAGACGCTGGTCTCTCTAGGAGAGCTTCCAGAAGGATCTACCGAGCCGGTGCTGGAACCCAGAAGGCCATAGAAGCCGCGAAGAAGCACTCCTTCAAGACGGGAGTGGCGACTGGTGCGGTTGCTGGTGCTGCCTCTACAGGAGCCGCCATGAAGTACTCCAAGTCCAAGAAGAAGCAGATGGCTCACAACATCCTCGGCATGGCTCTGGGAAAGGTCAGGAACCCTCTGCAAGATGCCCTCACCAAACCCTTCCGCAAGAAGAAGACCACTGTCGGTGGCGTGCTGAAGGGCGGACTCACAGGCGTTAGGAACGAGAGCCATCTTGGCCTCATTACGCCTTCCAAGGCTAGGAAGCGTAAGCTCATCTCTTCTGCAGAGCAAGATGCCAAGAAGAGGGGATTGGTCCTCAAGCCCGTCGGGAGCTTCAGATGACTCTTGGACAAATCGCTTACGAAGCCTACTGCAAGTTCAGTGACAACAAGTCTCTGGTCTCTGGGCAAGAGCTACCAAGCTGGGGAAACCTCAACAGTCGCATTAAGGCTGCTTGGGAAGCATGTGCTAAAGAGGTTGGCAGGTATGTGATGACAGAATTGGCAGACCTTGCCAAAGGAGACTAGGTGGACAAGCCTAAGACCATTGCTGACCTGGGCGACAACACCGAACGTGATAAGCCCATTATCGGCAAGTCCATGATAGACCATGGACCTAAGTCGGTAAGTCGTCGCATTGAGGAAGCCCAGAAGCGGCATGAGGAAGAGCAGAAGCTGCTAGAGGCTGGCGGCTATGACTATGGCGGCACAGAGGCTTTCGAACGAGCCATGAGGAACGTGGGGAGATGGTGATGATTCTAGTCAATCCATTCACTGGCCAAGTGCTTATCAACGCCAACCCTAGAGGCGACAATCAGTACATCAATCCCGATGGGCCTAGCCAGAAGCCTGTTAGAACAGCGAAGCATCTCGTTAAACGTCTGACTGCTGGCGTGCTAGGACCTGTCTCGGCAGATCGTGTTGCTGGATTTGCACTGCCTGACGACAGTCTAGTGGGAGGCCTGGGCAAGATGCATGAGGATCTGGTGCGAGAGGATCCTGAGAAGTTCGGAATGGACAGAGGAGACATGCCAAGAGATCCAGTGGCCAAGGCTATCTCCAAGGGAGCCATACGCTTTCGTGGAGTTTCCCTAGAGCTCGACTCTAGCAGACACACTCCAGGGAAGATTGGCATGATGATCTCCAGCGGTAAGTTGCCCTCTACTACCGAAGGTCATGTCTACATTGACTCTGCAGACTTCAATGGTGCAGCCCATGTGGATGAGTTGCTGATGGCCAAGTCTTGGAGACATCTAGCTTACGGGAAGAAAAGACTAAGATAAGGAAATAAGAATGCCCACAGCAGAACGCAAGCGCCTGGCCTTGGAGCAGATGGCCAACTCCAAAGACTTCGTCATGAACGCTGAGTTCCAGGCCAAGTTCTTAGACCTCGTGCAAAACGAGTTCCTTAGTCGTGGAGCTTTCATTCAACGCTGGATGGACCCACGTCGGGACTACAACCGTGAGTGCGGCTATCCCGAGACGTATGAGATCACCAGTGAGAAGTGGCAGGACTACTACGAACGTCATCCCATTGCTGCCCGCGTTGTGGAGATCATGCCTAGCGAGTGCTGGCAGATAACGCCAGATCTGTACGAGGTTGATGACCCCAACGTCAACACTCCGTTCGAACAGGGCTTTAAGGACTTGGCTGGGGACCTGCGTGGAGTCCAGTCGTACTACAAGCCTGAGGAAGAGGTCGTGCATCCGCTGTGGGAGTACTGCCGACGGCTAGACATTCTCTCAGGAATTGGTCAGTTCGGTGTGATGCTGCTAGGGTACGACGATGGCATTTCCCTGAACCAACCTGTAGAGGGTTGGCAAGAGCCAGAGGTAGGGAACATCACCTGGAACCAAGAGGCACTGCCTTTCCTCAGAGAGTTGTCCAAGCACTTCCATATCACCGCTAACGGTGAGCTAATATGGAATGCACCAACTCCCGATGAAGAAGAGCAGTTGAAGAAAAAGTCCAAGTCTGTGCCTGAGGCAACTAACGGCAAGAAGCCCAAGGAGAAGAAGGTCACCGACAAGGAGAACATGCAGAGCTCAGAAGGCTATCTGCCTCCAGAGCCTACAGGGAAGTCCATGCCTAGTCCTGCGGCCTTCGGTAATGTCAACCCGCAGCAGGGAAAGTATCACGATCCCATGGACCCAGAGGCTTTGAAGGACATCCAGCCTCAAGGGCCAGAGCAGCCAGAGTTTGGGGACTTTACTACTGAGGACCAACGCCAACAGCCAGGAATGCAGACCGCTCCCACAGGCAGACGTAGGCTGATCTATGTGCGAGTGTTCCCCGAGGCGTTAGTGCAGATCATGCGATACGAGCAGAACATGGCGAGTCCACGCTTTGGACAGCCTACCATGTATCGCATCACGCTCAATGACCCCATGCAGAACCAGACGGGAGTGGGACTGCCTCTAAGCACCATTGAGGTCCACTACTCGCGGGTTATTCACGCTGCTGATTTGGGAGCTAATGCCGGATCTAGTGAAATCTTCGCTCCTCCTCGCATGAGGCCGGTGCTGAACAACCTCATCGATCTACAGAAGATCTATGGAGCTTGCGGGGAAGGCTACTGGAAGAACGCTTTCGCAACGCTGGCAGCAGAGACACATCCTCAACTCGGTGGAGATGTTACTCTGGACGTAGAAGCCATGCGGGAGCAGATGAAGAAGTGGAGAGATAGCCTGGATCGTGTGCTGGCAGCTACGGGCGTCACTTGGAGGACTATCAGCCCGCAACTGATTGATCCCAATAGCTACGTGCAGAATCACCTGACTGCCATTTGCATCAAGCTCGGCTGTCCGTTGCGAGTGTTCATGGGCAGCGAACAAGGAGTGTTGGCCGCGAGCCAGGACTCGTACTCTTGGGGATTGCGAGTTCAAGAGCGTCGCAAGAACTACCTGACTCCTCGGCTAATCGTGCCGTTGATTGACAGACTCATCACCGTAGGCGTGCTGCCTGCTCCGCAAGAGTCGTACATGGTCAACTGGAACGATGAGCAGAAGCTGACTCCTCAGGAGCAGGCGAGCATCGGTGGAGCAATCACTGGAGCGATGGCAACCTACATCAGTGGCCAAGTTGACCAACTGATTGAGCCTGTGACCTGGATGACAGAGGTTCTGGGCTGGAATAGGGAGAAGGCTCAGTCTGTGGTAGATGCCACGATGGAGCATATCCTCAAGCAGCAAGAGCAGCAGGCGATGCAGGGGCAGCAGATGATTGACCCCATGACGGGTCAGCCCATGCAGCAGGACGAGATGGGACAGTTCATTGATCCCAATACGGGCGAGCCTGCTCCGACAGATGAGATGGGCAAGCCGATGGTGATGGATCCCAATACTGGACAACCGATGCCCGCTCAGCCTCAGTCGCCACAAGAGAGCCAAGGCCCGCTAGGGGCAGAGGCTTCAGAGGCCGCTCAGGTTAGCCAAGAGATGGATCCTGGAGTTGAGGCACCAGAAGAGCAGATGGAACCCGAGGAAGAAGAGTTGCCCACAGACCCCGACTCTGGGTTGATGATCGACGAGGAAGCAGGACTAGCTCTTGATCCAGAGACAGGTGACGTGTACGACATAGAGACTGGAGAAGTAGTAGGGAACGTGAACGATGATGAGCAATATGCTGACGAGTTTGATCAGGAGCAACCGGATCAAGAAGATGGTTCTGAACTGGAAACTGAAGAACCCGAGGACGGCTTTGAAGACATGGAAGGTGATCAAGAGCTTGGTCAAGAAGACCCGATGGAAGAAGCCCAGGAGCCAGAACATCAGATAGATCCAGAAACGGGTCGCATCGTTAACCCTGAGAATGGCTATCAGCTTGATCAGGAAACGGGCGACATCTACACACCTGAAGGCGAGTTGTGGGGAAATATCAATGACGAGGATGACCAGGAAGAGATGGAATAGAGCCAAGTGGCTAGGGATGCTAGGACGCGATCAGGAGGAGCTCCACCAACGCGAAAGGTTAGAAACGGGACAAGACCCGGACGAGTACACGATCTGGCACGTTCTGTGCCCTGCCATACGAAAGGGCTGGACGAAAGCTATGGAGCGTGACAGAAGGGCCTATGGTCGTAGGCTGGCAGTTACGATTCAAGAAGTCTCTGGCAAATCGACATGAGCATCCTTCGCGTAGACCCCACTCGCACTACTAGACTTCGTCGTCAGTTCACTAGTGCGATTAACGTGCGGTTCACCATGTTCAAGAAGGACCTATTGCATCTGTTTCAGCATGGAATGCTGGGCATGGTCCGCCCTACCCTTAACGCCGAGTGGACCTTTCCCACAGAGCATAAGCTGCAAGAGCTCAAGCGATGGCTTCAGTTTAAGACTGGTCAGCTATTCCTAAAGAACTATATGGAGGACTCTGCACAGTCTTGGGTTGGGGAGTACATACAGCAGTCGTACCAGCGAGGCTTGAAGAGATCTTGGGGCGACTGGCGTAGGCCGACTCAGGTTATGACCATGCCTGGAGACGTAGGAGCTATCTTCCAGAAGGGTGGCGAAGCAGAGTTTATGCGGCAGTCTTTTGGTGGACCTATTCCTGTAGAGAAGGTAAGACTACTCTCAACACGCACCTACAGTGACTTGGCTAACGTCACAGAGCAGATGTCCGCACAGATCTCTCGAACTCTGCTGGACGGTGCTGTTAGTGGACTCAATCCCCGCAAGGTCGCCAAGCAACTGTCTAAGCTCGTAGACATGAGTAAGGGTCGGGCCTACATGGTCGCCCAGACAGAGACGATCAGGAGCTTTAACGAGGGAGCCTTAGATGGATTGGAGAACCTGGGAGCTAAGGCTGTAGGCGTGATGGTGGAATGGTCCGTGTCAGGGCTGGGCTACACCGAAAAGGGCTATCCTTCACCCTGCAAGAAGTGTGCCCCTTTGGCGGGACTGGTGCTGACCGTTGATGAGGCTAGAGGGATGCTGCCTCGGCATCCGCGTTGTCGGTGCAGTTTCATACCCGCGAACGTAGGAGAAAAGACCGCCAAGCAAGTCCGTGATGCTGAACGCATACGAGCGGCCATTGCCCGTTCTGCTAGTGGTGACACCCGTTGGATTGGAGCAAGTAAGACTATCTCTTCAGAAAGACCAGTGGAGGCCTCATGAGTGGAGTCAATGGATTTACACCCACGGAGCGTAGAATGCTAGAGCTCCTTAAGGACGGCAAGCCTCATAGAAGGGAGGAGTTGCACTCGTGCTTGCAGGATGAGCTTGCAGACTTGTCTGCGATACAGCCGCATATCTCAAACATCAGGAAACGTATCAGGAACCTTGGTGAGGAGATCGTGTGCGAGTTCTATCAGAGATCGTTGCACTACAGACACGTAAGGCTCCTTAGTTCTCCGTATGATGGTAGAGTTTAAGGCTTAGGCCAAAGGCTCTCATCCATTGATTGCTCAAGAACCCTAAGTTGGTATATTTGCATTATGAACATTCCACGAGAAATGTCTCCAAAGTCGTACAGGCTGGTTTCGTCAATTCTCCACAATGAATGGAGTGATGAAGCCCGGAAGAAGTCTGCCGAGTCTAGGAAGCGCAAAGCCCAACAGCGTGGATCTTGGTTAGGGTCTACAGCGAAGGCTGTGGGCAAGGCTGGGCTGATCGCCGGTGGAGTAGTCGCTGGAGGACTCCTTGGGGGAAGGATAGCTCCTAGAGTCTTCGGTAAGGGAAGACTAGCTAGGGTTGGAGAGAACCTCACCGGAAAGGTCGTCTACACCGTTCCGCCTAAGAACTTGGAAGGATTCGAGAAGTGGTCTATAGGGGCTGCAATTCCAGTCGGTAGGAAGCGGAGTCTAGGCTCGGTACTGGAAGAACAGGGCAAAAGAGCTGGACTCAGAGGAAGAGTTGCCAGAAGACTCAGTGCCATAGAGAAGTGGTTCGGGATCCCTGAACGACATTACGGTGTTGGCACTGACAAGGGTCACGTGACTCACTTCTCTCCGCATGGAGTAAAGAAGCACACCAAAGGTGAGTTCGGGGCCTACTGGTCTGAAAGAATGTCAGATCGCGAGCCTCGTAACATCTGGGTTGTGGACGAGGGTCTGGTAAGCGGAAAGAAGGGAAGTGTAAGGAAGGCAGAGCTCGCTGCGGTTAAGTCCAGGCTTGCAGCTAGGAGAAACTGGAGAGGCAGAGAACTTAGATGCCTTGGCAAGAAGAACTGCGAGACCTTCGCTAGAGAGATCTCCAGCGGCAGAAAGCAGTACAAGAGCCGATTGGCTCTTACAGGTGCAGCCGGAATCGCAGGTGGTGGAACCACTGGTGGAGCGGTCACTGGAGCCGCTACCCTACTCGGCGGGAAGAAAAAGAAGGACTCCAAGAGAAGGATGGTCAGAAACGTCCTACAAGTGATCAACGGTGGTCCAGGCTCAGGCTTCCGTGGGCACAAGGGAAGACCGGGTCAAAGGGGTGGGTCAGCTCCGGAAGGTGGCGGAATGCTGGGATCGACTACTTATAGACCAGCTTCGCTTCCATTGTCAGAGTCTCCTCAGGCTCGAGCCAAGCGAATTAAGCTGATCTACACTAAGGCCTCTAGACTGGCCGATGTGTACGGGGATCATGCGAACAAGCTCGAGCAGAAGAGGCGCAGCAAGCTCCTTCCGCTGAACAGGCGAGAACTGATCGATCTGTTGGAAGCCCACAAGAACGCTGCTGACAACTTCCGGGCGAGTGCCGAGCAGTCTACCTTGGTCAAGAGATTCACTCCCGAGCAGCAACTCCAACGCTTGGAGCAGGCGAGTCGTCACGAGGAGATGGCAGCTAAATACCTCAAGAGGCTAAACCGTGAGATCCCAGGTAAGGACTTCGTTAAGGCTGTGGGCAAGACATTCCTCGGAGAACTGGTTGGGGATCTTCCTTCAGAGATTGGTCGCATGGGTGCGGACATCACTAGGGAATCGATCCGAGGCGGCTTCAAGTCTTTGGTCGGTAAGAGCCCTTCGCTGGGCAAGTTTGGAGAGGGTGTCTTTAAGGGTGGAAAGGCCAAGGCCGAGGAGTACAAGAATTCAATCCTAGAAGGCGGAAGGATTAGGGACAAGTCCAAAATGCTGAGAGCCGCCATGGAAGAGGTCAAGAGGCTTCAAGCTATCGACAAGAACATCAAGAAGCAACTCCATGCTCTTGGTGGTCGGGTCAGTCGAGGCAAGCCTAAGTCAGCTTCCGAGAAGCCGAAGCAATTCAGTGCAGACGCTATTCGGAAAGCTCTAATCGAGGCCGCTAATCAGAAGCTGGCTGATGCCGAAGAGAGGGTTCTGGCCTCGAATGAGTTCACAGCCCTGGTGTCTAACCTTGAAGGTCAGGTGCGTCGGGAAACGCTGCACGACCGCGAGTATCTAGTGGCACCCCTAACGATGATCGTTCCAGGCGTCTTGGCAGGAAGCAAAGGCCCACTTCTATACCCAGAAGAGGAAGTTGCTAAGAACCCGAGCGCCTGGAACGGTATGCCCATCGTGGTCAATCACC